ATCCCCTGATCAGCGACGGCAGTTGTGAACTCACGCAGACGTGTGTCCGTGAGGAATGCTTGGCGCAGCGTCAGTTCCTGCCAGCCTGCGTGCTTACGATCCCAGTGGTAGCGGACGGTCTCATACCCAAGCGACTCGTCCCTACCGTAACCAACGGGGTAGATATCGAACGGGCAGATATCGAGGTCTGTGCCATCGACAGTCTGCTTGATGCCCGAGGCAGTGCGCTTGTAGCTTCGTGGAAGTGGTACCGCAGCGCCGATCTTGTCAGGCGCAGCTTCCGATATCTCTACCGTGCTGAACTGTGCACCGATCTGGGTAGGTGCCGTGATCTTGCCTGCGAACTTGCAGCCAGCGCAGCCCTTGGGGCGTTCCTCTTGGAACTTTTTGCAGGTGGCAGGGCCGGAGACCGACTGCTTCCAGTGCGCCATCTTGCGCATGGTCTTGGTGTAGTCGAAGTCTGGATGCTTGCTCGACCAAGCGACAGCGGTGTTCTCCGAGTCGATGCAGAAGGCAGCGATGCCCAGCATGGCGTACCAAAACGGCTCGGAGACTTCGGCTTGGTTCTCCACACCCCACGCGATCTGCTGGCACTTGGAGGCAACGACATCCGGGTTGGCGTCAGGGAACTCTGCATCGACAGCGAGAGCTTGTGACAACGCACTGGTACGTGTTGGAACTCCGAAGTGAGTCGTAGTCGGTGCATGTACAACAAAACTACTGAGCGCGGTCCGCATCACATCGGCATCCACCGCAGGCGCGTCGATCAGCAACCTGACCTCGGCACCACCCTTCGGGTTGATGGTTCCCACAGGGCGAAGCAGTCGGGCGCTGTCACCCGGCACGTTCATGTCGATCTCGAACCCGTTGGCCTTGGCCGCTGCCTTAAGGGCAAGACCCAGTGGTCCCCACTGCGCAGGCGCAAGCGCTTCGGTCAGTACCCAATAGACGTGCAGTCCGTTGCCCGAATGAATGATCATGGGCTTGGGTAGCTGGAGCGCGGATATGAACTGGCTGAGGGCGAGCAGCCCTTCTTTCCATGTGGGGTAGGGTTTGTCCGGGCCACAGTCCACGTCGATGAACAGGGTCTGGGTAAGGTGGGTGTTGCGCTGGCTGCGCTCTGAGTTGTCTTGCATTGACGAGACGGCATAGTACACGTTGCCGCCGCGCTGGCTGATGGATTGTACTGCCTGAGTAAGGTTTTCCACTGAGTCGTAGAACTTGTGGATCATCCCTCGTGGCGTCAGTTGTGCGCTGACGTACACACCTTCAGATGGCAGCACCTTCCCGAAAAATGTTATAGTGTCCATGATGCCCCTGCGTCCGTGGGGGGATTGCTCCCCCCACTAGTTCAGTCTTGGTTGAGTAGCTGCTGGAGGCGCTCCTTCCTCTGCTTCTGGTCTGCGGCGATCACCTCCGGCATGGGCCATGAGTGCTCCGTCATGACCGCGAGCAGCCTCTTTAGCATAACCCGAACAGTCGCGTCATTGGATTTGCGGATCGGTTTACCGCGCAGCCAACCATAGTACGTCGCACGAGTTACGCCAAAGAGATCGGACATGTCCTGAACGGTCAGAAGCATGTGCTTCCGCAGCGCCTCCACCTTGGTGAAGTCGATTGCGGTATTAGTCATCGCTATCCATACCTCCCACCAGAGCCGCGATCTCGTCTGCCAGAGACATGGCGTCAGCGCTTTCGGTTGCTACCGCAGGGGCAGGCTTTGCCTTGGGCGCAGGCTTGGGAGCCGGGGCTTCTTCTTCGACAGGCTTTGCTGCACCGAAGCCACGCTTCGGAGGGGCCGCTTCAGGCGCAGGGGCAACTGGTTCCTCCACGACTTCGACCGGAGCGGGCTTCGGTGCAACAGGCGCAGGCCGCTGGGCCTGAACCGGAACTTCGACGGGACGGCTGTTAGTCTTCTCGCCCGTGATCTCAAGGACCTGATCGCTACCAAACAGGCTATCGACCGCAGCCTGCGTCTCAGCGTCAAGGAACCCGCCGAAGCCAAACTTCAGCTTGGGGTATGACGCATCGGTATCGAACGACAGGACGGTCTTGACCACTTCGACCGGGATACCACGGACGGTCAGTTCTTTCTGGAACTGGTTCAGCCCCTTGAGCGCAGCAGGCGTAACCTGAAGTAGGTAGACCGGACCGGTGGGGTCCTCAGCAGCCACGATGGCAAGACGCTTCTGGTCAGCACAAGCCTTGATCTGCTGCCCGGTGGCGCTGACCTTCGAACCCCATGCGTTCTTGGGGCACGATGCACACAGATCGTTCTCAGGGTTCTGGACCGAGGCGTCAGGACCGATGCCGTCCAGCGAGAAGCAGTCAGGACCAGTCGGCTCGTCGTTCGGGTCCCACTGCTTGGCGTAGAAGGTCTTGGACAGGCGCGGGTTGGCACCGACGATAACCACGTTCAACTTGGTCTGGTCGAGGACGGTCTCGGTCTTACCCTCGACGATGCGGAACCGCGAACCCTTGATGCTGATGCGCGGGTAGCTGTCACCCTGAGCCAGACCGGCAGCCAGCGAGGCAGCCAGAGCAGACTGCTGACCCATACGGGCAGCGAGGTGTGCAGGGACTTGGATGTTAGACGGAATAAGGGACGTGCTCATAAGTTCTCCTGTGATGAGCGTGTTGATGTTAGACGCTTGTTAGACGGAACCCCGTGCGGTCACCGATCCGCCGGAGAGTTTCAATTCATACTGGTGCCCGACGCCAAGGGCGGTCCGGGCCTGTTCTGCAACGATGTGTTCTGCGATGTCAGTGTGGTCCTTGCAATAGGTAAGCACCGGCATCTTCATTGTCTGGTTGATAACTCCCCGGTCGAAGGTCCGAACGATGTAGCCGTTGCTGATCCGGTAGGCCATGATGGCTGGGCCGGACTCGGACAGTACAGAGTTGGCCTCGCGTGTCTCTCTGAGTGTAGCCTCGTAGTAATCTGGCTCGGGCGCAATACCCAGCCACCTGCGTATCATTCGCTTGATCATTCAGTCCTCCACTTTCGCTGTTGGTTTGCGGACGCTGACCTCGATCTTGGTGCCGTAGTTCACACCCGGAGGTACAGCCTTGTACTGCTCGATGTACCCGCGCACTGCGGTCTTGTTCACCGCCTTGTTCAGCATGTCGTAGGCACCGGTCTCCTTGATGAAGTTCAGCGTAGCATCCCAGTTCTCGACGTTGGCATAGTCCTTGGTGGTCAAGAACGCTGTGCCATGCTTGGTCTTGAACGAGGTTACCCCCAGCGCATCGGCCTGTGCCTTGATCCACGCTTCGATCTTGTCCATCTTGGTTTCGAGTTGGGTTACTTCGTCCTTGATGCGGGCTTCCACTTCTGCCTTCTTGGCCCGCAGTGTCATGTAGGCCGCGATGGCCTGATCCACAGTAATTGTCATCGTCTCGTTTCCTCTTGGATTAGGTCGAGCAGCAGACCTTGTAGTTTCTGCTTATTCTTCAGCCGCTCGTATGCTCGGTGTTCCAGATCGGTCGCTTCGATATGGATCACATTCGAAGTCTTGTTCTTGCCAATCCGTTCGATACGCCCGTTTGCTTGGACGTATGTCTCGTTACTGTTGACCGGTCCGTACCAGATGATGGTGGACGCAGTTGTCAGTGTAAGTCCGTGAGCCATGGTGCCCGGATGGGCGATCAGGACGTGAGGGTCCTTGCTGTCTTGAAAGTCCTTGAAGATCACATCGCGTTTGGATGACGAGACCTGACCGTTCACAACACCCACAGTCCAGTGCTTGGATAGCTCCTTCTCCAACATGTGGAGTGTGCCTGTCAGTGGGACGAAGACGATCACCTTCTCGCCTGCTTCCTCGATAATCTCCTTGACCACCTTGACCCGAGGGCTGGCGTCGATCTCGATGTCCTGACCATCATCCCCATAGGCCACACCGCAAGCGATTTGGATCAGCTTCTGGACCTTGACCGCCTCGTTCACTGCACTGATGGTGCCGTCACTACCCACCTCGGCGATGAAGTCCTTGAGCATGGCTTTGTAATGCTTCTGTTGCTCGGCTGTCAGCGCAACCTGACGTGTCTGCACGATGGTCTCTGGTAGATCGAAGCACTCATCTCGGGTGAACCGCACTGCTGGTTGCAGGATGTCCTTGACGATATCGGTGGACTCCGGTCGGGGCACGTACTTCCACTGGCCGATCTTCATCATAACCGTTTCGCGGAACGAAGTGAACGTGGACTTGCAGTTCGGACTGTCCACCAGCTTGGCGAGTGCCCATGCGTCAGTCGGGTCATTTGGAGTCGGCGTGCCGGTCATCAACCACAAACGTGTTCCGGGGTTCATCCCCATCCACTTACGGAAGAACTTGAACCGCTGAGTGCTGGGGTTACGCAGCACGGCTGCCTCATCGACGATGACCAGATCGAACTTACCATGGGCTTCCTCAGCGATGATCGAAAAGCCGTCGTGGTTGACGATGTAGAAGTCCACGTCCTGCTGGAGCAACCTGCGTCTACGCTCTGCCGTACCATGCAGCACGGCGAACTTGCGGTGCGGGAAGCCGAGGAAGATACCATCACCCCAGACACGTTCCAGTGTGGACAGTGGCGACAGGATCAGCACCTTCTCGACCTGCTTGGTCTTGAGTAAATAGTCCGCTGCCCACAGCGCGCTCTGCGTCTTGCCAGTACCGATGTCGTTGAGCACCAATCCCTTCTCATGGAGCGTCAGGAACGCAGCCGTTTCCTTCTGGTGATCGAACGGGGTGAACCGACCGGGCCAGTCGTAGTAGTGGAGGATGGGTGACGGGGCCTTAATCCCCATGTTATTGAGAACACGGACTTCATCAAGCCGATGCGGTGCGACCACGAGGTCCATGCCACGCACAGAGATATGCTTGGCAGTCGGTATCGTGTCGAGGATACGGTTGGGGTTGTTCAGCTTCAGCGCAAGCGCCTTGGCTTTTTCAATGACTAGCACAAATGTACGCCTCTACTTGGGCGATGGTGTCATCGTCATAGACGAGGAACCACATACCGCCTGCTTCCTTGATCTCGTGCCCTGTCTTCCATTGCAGGGCTGTCGGCTTCTTGGTCTTGTCTGCCTTCACCTCGATACCCACGAACCGACCACGCACGATGGCGATGATGTCGGGCAGCCCAGACTTTCCGAACCCGTTGTTGCCGGGGAAGAAGTACCAGACCTTGTGCTTGCGCAGCATCTCAGTGAGACGGCGCTTTACTTTTGACTCGGGCGTAGTCGCTCCCATAAGAACTCCTCAGTGCAGGTTTGCAGTCCACGCCTGCTCACCCGAGGTATGACTTCTTCGCACGGTGCCCTTACGCTTCCCTAGATCAGGCAACGGTGCGAGTGCTGCGCCATAACCTCAAGGTAGCTTACGATACACGGGTGTCAAGTGACAAAATTAGCGGCGCGCCCATTTACATGTGGATTGTGCGGGGCACCAACCACACAGACCGCTCGGTCTGGCGGGCCAGTTGTCGAAGTATAGCGCCTGTTCGATGCGACTCGTGGCCGCTGCGATCCCGCCCCAGATACCCATCATATCCGTCTTGCGGTCATAGGTCTCGCTGTCCATCTTCATGTCCTTGAGCCAGACCAGTGTGGTCTTGACCCGCTGCACTTCGGGAAAATGCTTGAACACCTGCCCCGCAAAGATTTCCATCTGAAAGAAGTCAGGCTTACGCTTGCCGGTCTTCCAATCCATGACGACAGCATCGTCGCCTTTGAGTACCAGAATGTCGAGCTTGGACCTCAGCCATGCGTCCTTGTCCCACCAACCTGTCGGCTCGTGATTGTCGTTGAGGACAAGCTCCTTCTCGACGTGCAACTCACCGCCTTGGGCCAACTTCTCGACGCCCTTGCAGAGCGGTTCGTAGTGGGCTGCTTCCTGCGGTAACTCATCGTTGTCCCTGAGCCTGCGCTCCAGCATCTCGTGGATGCGTTCGCCATACTTGCTGGCCTCGCCGCCCTCGTCCTTAATATCCTTCAGGATGCGCTGGCGGTAGTACCGCTGCGGGCAGTTCTCGAACTGCTTCATGGAGGAATAGGAGTGCGACAGGTAGATACCCTTCTCTTCGTTCATGACTTGATCCCCGAGACTTGTGTGTCGTTGTTGTACCTACCCTTGGCGGCATAGGATGCCTGCTCGGGGACCGCCTTGTGGCGGAAGAAAATCATCTGTCCAATCGCATCGCCCGGACGGATGCGTATCGAATGGTAGCGGGTCATGTTCTTCAGTTCGAGGGTAAGGACGGAGCCGTTCCATCCGGCATCGCACCAGCCAGCATTCATATGCTCCAACCCGATGCGGGCCATCGAGGACTTCAGCTTGTACTCAGCAGAAATATCTGTGGGTAAGTTGAAGGTCTCGGTGGATTGGGCCAGAATAAACTCGCCCGGTTCCAGCACATACCCGTCCTCATCCATGACATGTCTGTCCATGATAAGCGGTGTGCGACTGCGGTAATCGATTATCCGGTGGTAATATCCTTTGGGTGTACGTTCGACCAGCAATGTATCACCGAGATGTATGTCGATGCTTGCTGCGTTTATGTCGGACTTGTCCACAGGATGTATCACTCTGCGTGACACCAGATCAGCAAGTTCGTCGTGACTAAGCAACATCGCAGTTCTCCATTATCCTGTACTTCGCTCTGAGTGCGAGGACGATCTTCGGGTGCTCCTTCACCAGCGCATTGAACAGCTTGGCGCTCCCCACCAACATACCTTTGCGGTGCAGCCGGTCACTTTCAAGCCACGTACTGCTGTTGTCGAGTGTCTGCTTGTCAAACGCCATCGTCATACTCCAGTGGTATAGTAACCAGTTCAAGGACCTTGGCCTTGTACGCTTCGTCCTTACCCATGCGCCACGTCCCCTGATCGACGGCATAGATTATTGAACTGTGGTCACGACCCATGAGTTTACCGATCTTCGGATAGGACATCCCTTGTGTCCTAAGTGCGGTGCACAATGCAAACTTGGCAGGCATCAGGAACTTGAACCTGAAGTCGCCGACCAGATCGCGTGGGTGAATTGAGAACATCTCTGCACAACGCAGGACGATGGGCTGCTTACTAAAATCTGAGGTCATCGGGGTTCCAGTCGTAAATGTCCCAGCCGAAGTTCAGCCAGAGCCAGTGGCGCAGGCTAGGCGTCATCGGTCTTGCCTTTCAGGATGACTTGCACTTCGTAGGCGTGGCCACACCACTCCAGCGGGAAGCGCGCGTAGCAGTCTGGCATGAAGAGCCGCAGCTTGTCGGCGTCAGCCAGCACGCGCCGACCGATGTAGTCGGCCAGTTCGTCCTCGGTCATCACACCTCCCCGCGTTCGATTGCGTCTGCGGCCCGCTTTAGCGCCAGCATCCCGCCTATGTATGCGCGGGCCGCGCCCTCCTGATCCCTGCCGACAGCCTCGTTGGCCTTTTTGTCTCCGATGTCGGCCTGCCCCCGCAGCCACTCCACAATCTCCCGCTCCCTCGCTGCTTTGCCTGCTGCGAATGCGGTGGCGCGGTGGCGGGCAAAGCGGTCTGCAAGTTCGACTTCGGGGATCACCTCAAAGTTGATACCGCGCGGCGTGAACCATTCCTGGGCCGCCTTTATGTCCCCCTCCGTCACCCCATCCTCGCCAGCGTGTTCGATCAGGGCGGTGAGGGCGGCTTTCATTTCGTCAGTCAGCATCATGCGTTCCTTTCAACCACTGCCACACAAAGAGAACATCGTCCCGGTAGTGGCGGTAAACCACGGCGATGAGTGCCAGCAGGCCGATGTAGATCAGGGCGTCAGTCAGCATCGGTCACTTCACCTCTCCCTGTTCGAGTGCGGCCTTGGCGTCGCGCACATCCTTGACCGTCAACGGCTCTTCGGAGGCGGAATAGCGCCAAAGAAGGCGGCGCAATTCGGCCACTTCTGCCCGCAGCGCCTCGGCTTCCCGCTTGAACGCTTCCAGTTCGGCCTTCGTGGTGCGGTGCTCGGTGATGAGATCTTCAAGTGCCTGCGCGTGTAGTGATCCCGGTGATCCACTCCCATGCTCTTTCGCTACCGCCACCGCCCGCCGCCACGCTTCCCGCTCTACAGTCTCAATGTCCATTGGGGTTCTCCTTGAGCATCGCCCGCATAGCATCGCGGTAAGTTTCAACCGTATCTGGCTTTAGGCCAAACAGCGCCTTGATTGCGCGAAGCATGAAACCGCCAGCATCTTCGCGGACACCCTGCCCTTTCCGCAGTTCGTCTTCGAATGCGTGGATTTCAGGCCAGCCCATGCGGTCGATTGCTTCCTCCAACGCCTCCCGCCGCGCAGCATCGGCCCGCGCTTGCATCTGGGCTTCGGTGTAGAGACGATATTCCCCATCCGGTTGCCAGTCGCACGAGATCACCTTAGGCATCTCGTTCTCGTTGCCGGGTGCGCCGCGATCAAATCGGATCACCGCTACAGGTTCAGCATCCGCGCTGGCGGTGGGCTGGGGGCGGATTTCTGGGTAATCCTCAAGCCACATTCCGCAATCGACGCACTTGCGACCGTTTAGAGGCACATCCTGCCATGCTTCATGGGGGCAAACACTCACGGCTCATTCCTTTCTGCGCGCAGGATCGCGGCGAGTAGGGCCAGTTCTTCGTTGGTCATTGGCTGGGTTCCTTCCTGACGAGTTCAAGGCCACGGGCGGCGAGGGCGGCGCGGGCGATGTCGGCGCATTGCAATTCAGCATCAGGTCCGCCGATGCCTTCTCCTGTGGCGATTTTCTCCAGCGCTCCCCGCAGCCGCTCGATCTCGCGGGCTTGGGTTTCGATTAGGTCGCGTAGGTTGCGCTCGGTATCGCGGAATGTCTGCTCCGGTCCGTTGTCGTCAGTCATCAATCACCTCCCCACACGATCTTGCCGCCGCGCTTCTCGATGGCTGCGTTTAGCGGCTCCATGCCCACAGTGTTACCCGTGGCTTCGATCCACGCCTCAACCAGCGGATCGGGCTGGGGGATGATGAAGGGATCAAGAAGATAGCTGTGCAATATGCGCGTGTTGCCGTGCTTAAATGTCTCCAGAGCAAAGCTCACTTCCTGCCGGAAGCGTTCGTGCTGTTCGATGGCGCGGGCATGGGCTTCGATAGACTGGCGCAGGACATTTTCCTCGGCCATAATGGCGTAGTCTTGCAGCCGCCGCCCAGCCGCTGCAACCGCTTGCGCCAGCGCCTTTTGTTCGATGTCAGTCACACTCGATCTCCCGGATGCTGGTCCAGACGTAAGGCATGTAGCAAATCTCATCGCCATCCTTGGTGACGGTCCAACCCGACAGGTAGCCAGTGCTACCCACGATGGTGGCCGCAGCGGCGGGCACGACAGTGCCCATGACGAGGCCGACGATGAAGCCAGTGATATACTTACGCATCGATGTTCTCCTTCTTGATGAACCTGCCAGACTTGTCTCGCTCGGGGACAAGATCACGGTAGTAGTCGCGCTCGCACTCCACTGCGTACAGATCAGCGAGCAGTTGGCTCATGCCACGTATCCCCCACAGTGTGCCTGCGAAGAACCCGATAATCCCAACCGCAGCAGCACCCACGGTGAGTTCAACCATATCGACGTATACCATCAGCACTCTCCATAGTTATCTGCCCGCCCCGACTCGCAGGCTACAGGAAGGTCGGGTGCCCATGCTGGTGGCGTGGACATGATGCGAATGATCTCAGCCTCGGCAGCCTCAGCACTGGCCGTAGGCACTACGCAGACGTTCTCGTCATGAACTTGGAAGGCCACGAAGTGTCCGGCCTGTCCGATCAAGGTCATCTGCCAACGCACGATGATACCAGCCAGAGCCTGCACGATGTTCTCAGTGACCTTGCCGCCATAAATCTTGGTCCATGGCAGGTCATCGAGGGAGCCACCGGCAACCCGGTCCTTCAGCGCCTTGCGATATGTCCGTGCATCATTGATGTACTGGAACCCATCCTTGGTCTGACGCAGTGCGGGGTAGGTGATACGCAGGTGGTTCGGTAACCGGATACCTTCCTTGTCATACACAACGACTTCTTTGAGAGAGCCAGTGCGATTACCAACCATGTCCTTGAGTATTTGGTTGCAGGTCTGCCATAGCTGGACGATCTTCCAGTACTTCTGGCGGTAGAGACGGACGATGCGCTCGGCTTCGTTCTCGTCGATGTGGATTTTCGCAAGGGCCAGAGTCTTGCGGAACTTGTCGGCCCCCATACCGTAGCCGAGGCCAAGGATGCAGGTCTTACCCACAAATCTTTCAGTGTAGTCCGCCTTGGTTATAGTGCGACCGTAGACCTCACTGGCAAACTCGGAGTAGACATCGCGTCCCTCACGGAATGCTTGTACCAGATCGTCCTGTCCTGCCAGCCATGCTACAGTGCGCGCTTCGATCTGGCTGGAGTCACATGCGATGATCTCGTACCCCTCCGGTGCCCTCAGGGCCTGACGGATAGTAGTATTGCCCCGGCTGGGCAGGTTCTGGAGGTTCACCTTGTCGCCACCTGAGAACCTGCCGGTGTGTGCCCCATAGTAGTTGAGCATGATCGGCAGGGGACCACGGCCAGCGATACCAATGAACGCATCAGTGCGGGTCTCTTCAAGTGTGGACTTGGTACCAAGCCGCGCCTCAGCCGCTGCCCGGACACGCTCGTCGTGGTGCTCAAGCAGGGCGAGGAAAGCCTGATCTGTCTTACTGAAGGCGAAGGTCTCCTTGCCAGTGCGGGCACTGATCTTGGTCGGTGCTGTCACACCCAGCAGATTAAGCAGCTTGGCGAACTGAGGGTTACTCATCAGCAGCGTCTTCAGTGCCGCCGGGTCGAACTGTTCCCCCATACCTACGATGTCAGCCAGTTCCTTGAGTACGTCGTCCTTGCGCTGGCGCACCTCACCGAGGTGCTTCTCCAACAGGGGCACGTCCAGTTCGATCATCGGCTGGGTGTACATCCGCAGGGTCTGGTCGATCACCAGCAACTCGGAAGGTGGCAGTTCCTTCTTCAGCCTGAGCCACAACTGGTACGTCAACTCCACGTCATTGACGCAATACTCGGCATACCGCTCCAGTTCCTGCTTGGAGAAATCAGCGTAGCGTTTACCCAGTGCGTTGATCACCTCGTCACCCTTGGCACCCAGCTTGTAGTACTGGGCCAGCGCCTTGAGGCTGCCTCCTACAGTGACGTTGTGCAGGGGCCGCGCCATTGACAGGGTATCGAGCCATAGCTTGGGCTTCACACCGTAGCGCCATGACAGAATAGCCCCGTCGAAGGCAGTGTTGTGACAGAGGATGGCCGACTTGGAGAAGTCGATGGCCTTGAGGAACGGCTCGATCAGTGGCTTGGGTATCCACTTTACAGGGCCGTTGTTCTTCTTGATGCCCAACAGGATCGCCTCGAACCGGGGATCACGGACGTAGCGCTCGGTGGTTATCTTCGAGAGGCTGAACTCTCGGTCATAAAATGTTTCGAAATCAATGGTATAGATATCCACCGGGCTACTCCGTTTATTTCTGCGGGGAGACTACCGAACTATACAGCCTTGTCAAGCAGGCCGTGGTTCTCGGCAGCGATGCGAAGGTGGTGGGGCGCACAGCCCCACAACCCGAAGTGTTTATCATAGGCTCGGCACAGCGCACGCAGTTCCGTATCGTTCCTGCGGACAGCATCGCGTAGCCGGTTCTGTTCAGCGAGAGCAGCCGCTGCCCTCGTGAGGATATCTTTCTGTTCGTCTGTCACTTCACGTCCCCCCTGAGTCTGTCAGCCACGAGCTTGGCATAGCCAGCGATGTCATCCCATGAGTCGATGTAGTCAGGGTCACCGTTCACAATGCGCCCGATCTTGTGGAAGATCATGTCGAGCGCTTCCTGCTGGTCGTGGTCAAGCTCCTTGCCTGAGTTGTGCAGGAACTTGTGGGTCAGCCGCTTGTACCGCTGCGTGATCTCTGCGTGGGTAATGAACGGACCATACCTAGAACCACGCTCAGTCAGTATTGCGTCGATGGCGCTCGTATTCTCCTCAAACATCTCTGTCTGTCTCTCGTCCTTGGTGGTGTCCTTTAGCCACTGGTTTTCGACCTGATTGACGTAGGTCGGGTGACACCCCACGCGATCCGCGATCTGCCACTTGTTGAGGTTAGGGAAGTCGCACATCGTGCGGATGATCATCTCTTTCTTGGTCATGTCACAGTCCTCCCATCTTGCTTGCTGCCAGCACTGCGGTCAGCTTGGCGGTGTCGATCTCGGGTGCTTCCCGATCAGCCTTCTTGCGCTCAACGATCTCCTTGTGCTTGTTCTTGGCGTACTCAGGGACCAGTTCCCACAGCGGAGGCCACGCCTTCAGGGCAGGCGACAGCGTTGAGTAGGCACCCAACACCTTGGTCACACCTTCAGTGAACTCCCCGGCCTGCTTGCGGACTACAGCGCACTTCTCCTTCCATGCTACGACTTCTGCGTAGAGTTCTCCCCACGCGAGATCATCTTTCAGGGTGAGTGCACCACCATAGTAGTTCACTTCTGCCGGGGCATCAGCAGGCAGACGCCTGGGCCACCGCTTGCGTGAGGACAGAGTTAAGTGCAGGTTTACTACCTGCCCACCGACCCGCTGCACAGCGATCTTGTCTGCCGCGTCAAAGAACTCTTCAGGAAGTTGCTCCATGAGCGGGACGTATTTGCCGAACAGCTTCTCGTAGATGTAGTCACCCCAACCTAGCGGGGCGGTAGCCTCCGCCGCCTTGATCCTGTCAGTGAACTTGGCACGGGCGTTAGCGGTGATCTGCTCAGTCAGTTCCTTAGTTATGCGAACGGTTGCCATTGCTGTTCTCCATATCATCATACAGGTTGGACAGGCTCTCATATGCCTGCGCTAAGAACTCATGCTTGGGTACGTTACTCTGGGCAGCGCAGTCGGCCAGCAGGTACAGCAATGCCGTCACCACTGTACCCATTTCATAGCCAGAACACGCCTGCCCAAGCAGGATGGTGAGGGCACCAAGGCCCTCGGGTTCATCGTCATCAAACACTACACTCACCTCGCTTACCACTTCAC